GAGTATTAATGCTATTATCAATTCCATGTCTTTCCTCTTAAACAGTTATGTATTGTGCTTTCATGTGCTCCATACTCTTTTGATAAACTTCTAACAGAAGTTGTGTTATCCTCTGTATATCTTCTTCTTATTTCTTGACATGTTTCCATATTTAACTTGCAATAAGACCTTTTGCGTATATTCTGTTCATGTGTAACAAGTTCAAGGTTCTCCAACCTATTATCTGATTTATCTTCGTTTATATGATTGATTTGCATATTCTTTGGTATTGGACCAACATAAGTTTCATATACAAATCTATGTACATACTTTGCTTCATTACAACCACCGTCATACATTTTAAATTGTCTATACCCATCTGAATGTTGATATGGTTTTAATTTCCTTCCATTTAAGTTATAGACCTCTCCGTCTTTTGTTACCGTATACTCCATATTAAATAATGTTTTATAGTTTATTTAATTATAAATATAACATAAAACAGAAAAGTCTTAAATACTAACAGATTTTTTTTATTTAGTATTCAGACTTTTTATTAACACCTCTATATTTATTAATACGAACGGGACAATGAGTACAGTGCCAACACCTTTCTCATTCCGTGAACGATAGATTAAAAATGGGTATAGAGGTAATCCTCCTCCGAAGCAGTTGAAATAATCTGTACTAGGTCTTATTACTCTTATCTAATAAAAAGAGTGTTGTTTTCTTTTGCCTAGCTTTTCTTTAGCAACACCTTTTTATTCCCGATAGATATTATAATTTGTATATTCTATCAGCATACTTAGACATGAATTGCTCATGTATACTTTTACTTCTATCGTATCCTATACTGTAAAAGAATTCTTTTGTAGCATCAATATCATCTTGTGTGACATTATATTCAAGTAATATCTTATTACTTCTTTTCATACCAATAAATATTTTTTTTCAATTACTTGACAACTTTTCTAATTATCCTTATATTTATATATATAAACTATAAAACAATAAAATTATGAGTAATTCAAGAAAGCAAGCATTCAACCGCTTCAAAGAGTTGAGACAACAAAAGATTGGTAACACCACCATTACTACCCCTAAAGTTCAGAAAGTTCGTCAAAGAACTGATGAAAGATATTCAGAGATGGTTGATAGATTTTGGGAAGATGTAAATGATAAGATGATTGATTTATCAAGATGGAATGGTGAGGGTAGTCCATGGTTATACAGAGAACTTGTTGACTAATAATGCTCCGTTAGTTTTATACAAGTGGGGGAGGGATATTTATCTTTCCCCCTTTCTTTTTAACAACTTTTTACTATATTATATTTATCGTAGTATTGGTAAAGTAGGGTGTACTCATTCCGTTTTATAGTCTCCATATCCCTACAGTTTTACTTTTAGTAGTATTTATTTTTTTTGTTAATACCAATACAAAGGGGTTCCAACGGGAACCCCTTTTTTATTGAACTTTACTTAAGATAAATTTTTCCAATTGTTTTATTTTTTCTTCAAGTTTTTGTATTCTTTCTTGTAATGTATTTTTATTTAATTCTTGTTTTTCGTAGTATTGTTTTGTTTTTGACATTAATTCATTGGATTAGGATTATCAGGTAGATTATCACCACAACCATATTTCTTTGGAATGTATATACCATGAAAGTATGGATTGTTTTTATCTGGCATCATACCATCAACACCTGGATTTGTATATTCAGGAAATTGTTCTTGATTGTCTCTAAGATATTCTCTTGTTCTTTCAGCATAGAATTGTGCTGTATCTTGAACTGACCCCCTAACATATTTCAATGAAGTTAAATCAGTTGATTGACTTTCTTCACTTGTTGGTGTTAATACAGCTTTATTCTTTATCTTATAATTCAATGAGGGGAATGCAAGATACACAGCATAGTTTGCTAAGGTTGGAGCAATATATTCGTTTAAAAGGGTCTGATAATAACCCGTAACAGTATCTCCTGTTATCTTGTTTTTTAATGATTGATAAAAGTTTGTTCCTAATATCTGTTGAATGTATATATCCTGAGCTTGTTGAACAAAAGGTGTTAGTTCCTCAGGTGTAACATTTTCATGAATTGCAGTTAATCTTTTTAATCTTGCTTCTGATATAAATAATACATAACTCATAATACTTCTACTGTTTGTTCAAAATCTAATGTTGATGGAATGACTTTGATTTTTACATTCATTCCCATACCCCTTAATATCTTTTCAAGGTTTTTGTTTACTGTTTTTTGTTTTGGTTCTATAACCGTTGAAATGTAATGTACATAAGCAACTTTCATTTCATCTGCGTTATTACCTAATCCATTTGCACCCTCAACGGTGAGTCCTACTAATCGTGGTGATGCTATTCTATGTGAAGATAAGATACGACTTGCAATCCTCGTTTCTAAGACCACATAATAGTCATCGTTAGCACTATCTATCGTTGATATCTGTGGAGCTAATTCTTGACCCTCTGAAAAGGTTAAAAATAGTTTTCCTGCATTCTTCTCTGATGCAAATGCTTCATTTAAATCTCTGTGTAATGCCCTCATTTCATCAGGACTTGGCTCACCATTTGGAAAGTTAATAATTAAACCTGGTGACATTCCATTTGAAATGTTAGCATTATGATAGACACTTATTCTACCATCAAGGTTAATATCATTAACGGCTCCAATATAGTCGGGTAGAGGGTATAACTCAACACCTGGTGAATACTGATAACAATAATAGATTTGACTTGCGTTATCCCCCTTTGTATTCGTTTTATCATAGGTTGGATATTCTAATGGTTTATACTTACGGGTATTAGCCCAATTTGATGAGTAATAATAGTGTGTAACCTCATCGTCTTCATTCATCTTACCTGACCTTACCTTATCAAAAGGTAGATGGTATATTTCAGCAATCTTATCACCCCCTCTTGACCATATAACATTTAATGAGAACCCCCCATACAATAGGAAGTCATAACTAATCTTTCTATATATGTCATCAAGAGTTTCATCGTTTCTGTTTACATAATCTTCACCAATCATTTCAATACCTTCACCTACCATCGCATCCAACTGTGAATTAACACAAGTATTGTGAATTGCACTTGATTGATATAATTCAATTAGTTTTTGTGGATACATGTTATCTTCTCCATAACTAACCCAATCTTTACCTCTTACTTCTTTGAATACGGGTAAATCAATTGCTGATAAATTTAAAATCTTTATATTGTTCATCCTCTATAATATATAAATTCTGCCCCGTCTTCTTCAATACGGGTCGCTTTATTTGTTGTATCAACGCTACTACTTAAATCATTGATAACTTTACATAATTGTGTTATAAGTGGTTTGTTAAAGACAAGAAATAAATTCGTTGCTCTTAATTCCACATCATAATATCCTGATATATCTTCTTTATTATATTCACTAGGTAAAGGATTACCATTACCGTCAATATCTGAACTATCCCAACTAAAACTAATATAGTTTTCATTATCATCCACTTTAGTTAATTTTATATAAAAAATATCAAAATCGTATGATTGAAATAAAGGGGGTGTAATATTAGTCAAATAGTTGTTTGAATATTTACTCTTAAAGAATAAATAATATTGCTCTTGTTCAAAGTCCACGCTACTACTGCCTTTCCTAAAAACAAGGTTTCTACTGTCATCTGCAAAGTTAAATACCATATTTGCTGTGTTTTTACATACATAAATATACTTTATGCATTATTTGGCAAAGAAAAGGGGGAACACTACATTCCCCCATTTCACTATATATATAATTCTGAGTTTAGCTAATGCTTAACTCAAACATGGGTTCAGGACTAATTCCAGAAATTTCAATCGTAATTCCTGACCTATCCCCAAATGCGACCCCTGTTTCACTGGTACTAGCAGTTACTATTGCGCCACTTCTGTTACCCATAGTCCAATATCTATCATTACCGTCTTTCACAACTACAACGAGTCTAGTGTTTTGTCCTAAGATGTTGAGAGTGTTTAATTTCTCACCTTCCAAGGTGTTTACAACCATACTAAGAACTGATGTATAAAACGCTGTGCCGTTTTCCTCACTAAACGCACCAGTCTCAGTTAGAGACGCAGTTTGTCTTGGTTGTTGGAATTCAAACATACCGTTCGTTGTTAAGTCAGCAACAGATGTAATATCAATAGTTCCTCCCTGTGCGGTTAGAGCTGTTGCAACACCTGTAGATGCAGTGATAGATATGTCCTGTCCTGTCGTTGAACCGATAAAAACCGATTTTACCGAACCTAATGATGACCTACAATCAAGTGTAGTGCCTGTGTTCAAAATGCATGACATGTCTATTATTTTTTAGTTCTTAGTTTATTAGAGTTCTGCGACGAATAAGTTAGGTTCACTAACAGCAACACCTAATCTCCATCTCATAAGACCTCTCATCTCATCGTTATCCTGTGAATACCAC